GGAGCTTGTGTTGACGTCGCTCATAGTTTGCGGCCCCAGCTCCCAGGGGCTTCTAAGTGCATAGTCAACCCATGTGACCGCCCCGTCGTCGGATGTGGTATCTATGATGCGCGCACCCTTCACCAAGATCGAGACCTCCTCCCCTGGGGTGCCCTCTACGTGGACGACCCACGGCGCGACGCCCGCACCATATCCAGTCTTCTCCAGGCGCCCCCTACCTGACGATGTGAGCACTATCCAGGGGGCGTTTTTCGAGGCGATCGCTGGCACATATTCAGGAAGCGTCCACGCCACCTTACCGTCTGGGCCCACTGTTAGGGTTTCCCAGTATTCGATGCCGTCGAAGGGGGATTCGGTGCAGGAGTGAGATAGCCACAACCCGGTATTCTCTGTCATGCCAGGGACCCTCATGGTAAACTTCTTCGTCCCCGTCATATGAACGCCAGAATTGTTGACCCATACTCCATGGCTTCTCCAACCCATGGCGGTCTGCTCGTTCGTGATATAGAATCCACTACCGGAGTCCATAGCGGCCTGCTTCAGGGAGCGCAGCCACCCGTAGTCATGTGCCGCCGCGATTATGTTCTTGTTATTCTTGCCGTAGCGGAAGCCTCCGTCGCTTATGGTGGTGAAGGACACTCCAGACGTCATGGAAATGCCGTACTTAGACAGTCCTAGCGTCCCATAGGAGGAGCCATTCTCTGAACCTGTATACAGGTTTACACCCTGCGTGCCGACGGCAATGTATGGGCGTGGAGTATCCTTTGAATTCTCTCCAGTTTTACGCAGCGGGGACGCCATCTTAATGGTTGGAGTACCGTCAGACGACTTTGAGATATAGATCGAACCATCCCACCAGTCATCTTCCAGGGAGTTGAATGCGAGGCCGACACCGATCTTCTCGCCACTGCGGCCCACGTCGGAGCCAGTAGATGCCCAAACAATGTCGGTGAAGTACGCCTCCGACCAAGTGTCGCGCCTACCGATCCGGCCGTTGATAATAATATCGCCAGAATGGGCGTTAATGTCGAGGGCCTTCCACCCATTCCGCGCATACACCTGCATGCCGTCATTGTTGATCTTCAGGCCGCGCTCATTCTGGCTACTGGTCTGGATCGTGGCGCCAGTGATTAGTTGTCCGTCTACAGCCCCAACTCGAATGTTATCCGCGGTTACTGAGTTAGCGTCAAGCATTCCGGCCTTGATCTTCTCAAACTCGCCCTGGCGCGCATTGATTATGCGTGTCCACACGTGCTTCGCGGTCAGGTCCACGAATGAGGCGTTACCTGTCACGGTGAGCTGGTCGGTGGTGAGTTGAAGGAACTTACCGATGTCGCCTGCGATACGCCTGGCCGCGAGGTCGTTGATTGCGGCAGACCCGGCCGTTAGGCGGCCAACATCCAGGTTGCTGATCTGCTCGCCGGAGACTCGGGCTCGCTCCCAGTCAATGCCGTTCCACTTCCATTCGGCAACAATGTCTAGGGTGGATGGGTCCTGAATGCGGGCCGTATCCCCGTACGCCTCACCCGGGAAGTCAGGCTTGTCGGACGCGTTCCCCTTCTGGTAGAACACCTGCCCGAACGTGGTGCGCACGCGCCGAATAGACGCCTCGATGGTGGACTGCGCCAGGGCTGCGGCGGCCTTCTGGAATGGGTTATCGGACTCAACCCACTCCCACCCCTTATGGGAGTGAACTGTCGTGTTGCCATTGGCGTACCGGTCATATGCTGGCGTCGTATCCTCACCAGGGAAAGTGGCTTCACCAGGCCACTGAATGTACTCATCCCTAATTTCGGCCACAATTCACCTCACTTAGCGCGGATAATCATCGCGGCAACGGAGCCGCGAGGGCGAATCGGGATCGGAGTATTGCCGCCAACGTCATTGGCGTAGGGGCGCCGATCAAACACGGTGGCGCCGGAGGCGGTGGCATACGTGTACCCATTACCGGCATCATTGATACCGATATCCGTGTTGGAGACTGCGGTGCGGAAATGCGCAGACCTGTTGTTGAAATCAACGATCTCATGCCCGTGGGCAGGGAGTTCATTGACGGTCAGCTGGTGGTGGGTCTCACCGACGGTGGCGCCAGTGTTCTGTGAGAAGCCCTGTGCTCCCTGACCGTAGATGACCTTCCCGCGCAGATCAGGCACATTGAAGGTCGTTGACCCATTCCCGGCGCCAGCGCGAGTACCGATAACCCGAAACAAGTCGGGATACTCACTGCGACTCACCTCCTGCCCATAACAGAGGAGCCAGTTCCTGGGCGGCTCACCCCCATAGAACGGGAGGACCGCGCCGACAGGGACGATTGCGTTCAACATGGAGAGATAGGAGTTGTTGACGCTCTCCAGTGAAGCGCGAGCCACACTAGCCGAGGAGGTAGCCTTCTCCGCCTCAGCCTGGGCGGCAGCAACACCATCCTCAATCTTCGTGAGCTTAGCCGCCGTAATGGGGGTGCGCCCATCCGGGCCATCCTTCCAAACGTTACCCTGATAAGGCATATCAGTCTCCCTTCTTCCTTAGCGTGAACACGCGAGCATCCGGGGACACCCACTGCGACTTGTCTACGACACCCTTGTCTGGAGGATAGGGGCCCGTCTCCACCAATGATACCGCAACCTGCGTCATCGCCTCAGAGAGCTTCTGAGTCTCCTTCAAAGCCTCAGCGCGAGCGGTGCGCTGTAGAACATCGCTGGCCGCAAGCTTCTCCTCAACGCTGCGGACAATGGCATTCGTGTCAATGTTCGCCTCAAGAGTGATTGTCGCCTTGGGTCCCCAATCGGACTTGTTGCCGCCGCGATCATAGGACCGCAGACAGACCTCATAGTCCCTGACCTCGAGACCAGCCAGAGACGTGCGCTGCATGGGGGCGATCATGTTCGCGAACTTCGCGGGCGGGATACCTGGGTGCTGTACAGACACTTCCACGCCAGCAAAATCGGCCGGCATGTTCTGCCCATCGGCACCCGAGTAGTCCCACCACACCTGTAGGATGCCGAGCGACTGCGAAAGGACCGGCCTAGAAGGCACAGGAGGTGGGGTGAGGTCACGGGCAGTTGTCAATGTGAGCGGCTGCGACCAGGCGCCAGTCGCGTTACTGGACTGAGCTCGAACTGAGAACCGGTACTCAGTGCCCGGCAAGAGCGGCCCAATTGTGGCGGTAGTGGAGTCCCCGCCACGAACAACCATAGAGCCAGCAATACTGGAGCCGAACATGGCGAGTTGCCATGACACCTCATATGAGACCACATCCACGGCGTTACCGAGAGTGTCAGTCTCCACCCGGCCCCATGAGAGGTCAACGAGGGCGCGCATCCACCCGTCAGCATTCGTGATGGCCCGGCTGGAGCCAGTGAGTCCTTGCGGGGGGAGAGGCCAATACTTGGATGTAGGGGCCTGAGGGCGCACGCCACTACCCGACGTGGACGCGAGCCCCACGATCCCCTTCGTGCGCTTCGTAAGGCGCCCCAGGAGGCTATCAAGGACCGTCCCGAAGGTGGTGTGCCCCACCACCATGCCGTCCTTCTGGGTGACGCTGATCTGTGCGACCTGGAGGCGCTCCATGCCAGCCTTGCGTTCCACCATGATCCAGTCACCGAGACGGTAATCAACCCACGGCAGGAGGTGAACGTCAGTGGCGGCCCACTCGCGCTTAATCTCCTCGCTCACGTGCGCGCCCGACTTGAGGGTAGCCTCGGCAACCATGCGGGCCGTGGACTCCAGCTCCACGCCGCCAGCCTCAACGACCTTCTCCACTCGGCGCATCCCCCGGGGGGCGAGGTCGTTGTGGATGAGCCAGGTGCGCCCGCCCTCACCCTTCACGAGTACGTCGGTGCACATGTCAGCCCACGTGGCAGCCTCAGGGGCGCCCGTGAGGGTTGTGGCGAGCGGCCACCGCTTCGAGGCCGTCAGGTCACGCGCCTGAGTAGCGTCAGCGTTGTAGACCTTGAAGGTGCGGCCCTG